GAATTTATTTTGGGCTGAGACACTCGGTTTGTATAAATACATCGTGATATTTTTAAGGAGATCGCGATGGAAAAAAATGGATTTATATATTTGTGGTATGATGTAAAAAGAAAAATGTATTATCTTGGTTGTCATTTTGGTATGCCGAACGATGGTTATATATGTTCATCAAATAGAATGAGAGATGCGTATAGAAGAAGACCACAAGATTTTAAACGTCGTATAATTCAAAGAAATATAGATAAAAATAATCTTCTAGAAACTGAATATAAGTGGCTTCAACTTATAAAAGATGAAGAACTTGGAGTCAAATATTACAATTTAATTAATACTAAATTTAATCACTGGACAAATCTAGATGATGAAAAACGATTGACTATAAACGAAAAGATTTCAAAAAATACAAAAGCTGCTATGTCTCGCGATGATGTTCGCGAAAAAATGGAAGCTATTTGGGAGAAGAATAAAGATAGAGTACAAAGTGAGGAAGAGAAGACGAAGAGAGCTAATTCTAATAGGGGTAAGAAAAGAACTGAAGAAACAAAAAGAAAAATTGGTCAAGCTAATAGTATGAGTTTAAAGGGTAGAAAGCTTTCAGAAGAAACAAAGCAAAAACTGAGTGATAGATTGAGTGGTGAAAATAATCCATTTTTTGGTAAGAAACATTCAAAAGAATTACAAGATCAGATAAGCGTGAAAATAAGTGAAAAACTAAAGGGACGTATTCCCAAAAATATTGATATGTTCAAGAATTCTTTTTGGTGGAATAATGGCATAATAAATAAAAGAAGTTCTATTTGTCCAGGAACTCAATGGGTTAAAGGTAAAATAAAGAAAAAAGTATAACAGATGGCAGTAAATCACTACTTCAATAATTTTCCAGGTGTAGTTACGCAAGAACAACTTCTTGCTGAAGATCTTATCATTGAATCCATAAGACAATATGGTGCTGATGTATATTACGTACCAAGAAAATCTTTAAGCGATGAAGATTTGATTTATGGAGAAGATACAGTAAAGCTTTATAATGCTGCATATTCAATGGAAATGTACATTCAATCGGTTGCTGGATTTGAAGGTCCTGGCGAATTCTTTAGCAAGTTTGGTCTAGAAATTAGAGACTCCATTAGGGTAGTTGTTGCTCGTCGCACATACGAAAAGTATGTTCCCGTCGCAACATATCCAAGACCTCGTGAAGGAGATCTTGTTTATATTCCAGCTTTAGCCAATTTATACGAAATCAAGTATGTAGAAGAAGAAAGAAACTTCTATACTCTTGGTCGTCGTCCTCCACTATTTTATTACTATGAATTGAGTATGGAATTGTACAAATTTTCAAATGAAAGATTTGCAACGGGCGTCAAGGAAATTGATGATGTTGGTCGCGCATATTCGTATACCCAAAACATGGCAATGGTCGCTGGAGGAACTGGCGCATACAAGAGAGAAGAGATTGTGTATCAGGGTTCAAGCCTAGCATCAGCAACATCGACTGCGATAGTTAAAAATTGGTTCCCATCAAACAATATGCTACAATTGATCAATATCAAGGGTACTTTTTCTACAGGAGCTAATGTCATTGGATCAACATCAAATGCCAACTTCACATTGACTACATTCAATAGACAAGATTTCGACGGAGTATCTGACGAATTGACAAACAATCTTGAGATACAAACTGATGCAAATGGCATCATTGATTTTACCGAAACTAATCCATTCGGAGAACCTTGATGTCAGGAATATTTGGCAATCATTTCTATCATCGCATAACCAGAAAGATTGTTGTTGCATTTGGATCACTATTCAATGAAATTCAACTTGTGCGATACAATAAGGCAGGAACAACGGAACTTGAGCGTGTTCTTGTTCCCATAGTATATGCACAGAAAGAAAAATTCTATAATCGCATAAAAGGTGATCCAAATTTGCTAAAAAGCATTCAGGTAACACTACCTAGAATGTCTTTTGAAATCTCAGGCGTTGATTATGATCCTTCTAGAAAACAAAGTAGCATGATACGAAACACAAATCTTGCTACTGCTACAAATACAACTCAAAAAACACAGTACATGGGCGTTCCATATAATTATGATTTTAGTCTTTCAATATATGTTCGTAATATTGAAGATGGTTGGCAGATTGTAGAACAAATCTTGCCGATTTTCAATCCCGACTATACCATGACTCTAGATCTTGTTAGCACAATGGGTATCAAGAAAGATGTTCCGATCATATTGAAGTCTGTTAGATATACTGTTGATTCTGAAGGACCACACGATCAAGATGCAACTCGTGTTGTCATATTTGATTTGACATTTACGGTCAAAGCAATGCTATTTGGTCCTATTTCAGATTCCAAGATCATTAAAAAAGCAAATACGAATATGTATGGTACATTCTCAAGCGGAACATCTGGTGGTTCTTCGATATATGTTCTAGATCTTCAATCGGGGGGATTTAGTTCGTTCAAGACCGGAGAAACAATTTGGCAAGGCACTTCATATGAATTTGCTGATGCAAAAGCTGAAGTCATTGAACATGATACATCAAATAGAAAGCTATACATAAAAAATGTGTATGGATCGAAAAATTCGTTTGGTGCTTTTGTAAGTAATGTAGAAATAACTGGCGCGTCATCTGGAGCTAATTGGAATGTATCAAGTTCGTATGTTTCAAATATCAAACTGGTAATTGCAACAGTTGTTCCAGATCCAACAACTGCAAATGTGAATAGCGACTTTGGATTTACGGAAACGATAATAGAATTTCCCAATACACTAGGATTATAATGAGCAAGATTGATGATAACTTGAGTGAGATATTGAATATCGAACCAGTAAAGAAACAGGAAATAGTTCCTGTTCAAGCAGAACCTCAAAATGACACGCAGACAGATTACGATTTAAGTCGTCAAACAATTCGTAATCTTGTTCGAAAAGGTGAAGAAGCACTTGATGAATTGCTCTTTGTCGCTAAACAAAGCGAAAGTCCAAGAGCATATGAAGTTGTTGCTGGTATGATAAAGAACATATCAGAAGTAACAAAAGAATTGATTGATCTACAAAAGAAAATGAAAGAATTGAATGAAGATACACCAAAGTCTTCTAGCGGCGTAAATGTACAAAATGCAGTATTTGTTGGATCAACAGCAGAACTTCAAAAACTATTAAGACAAAACAAAGAACAACAGACCGATGGCTGATACTATTGCATATATGTCCAATCCGAATCTTAAGCGCGCAGGCGTCAAGATTGAATGGACTGAAGACCAAGTCAAGGAATATGTGAGATGTTCCGAAGATCCTGTTTACTTTGCATTGAACTATATCAAGATTGTCAACGTCGATGAAGGTCTTGTTCCTTTCAAGATGTGGAAATTCCAAAAACACATGCTTGAAACATTTCACAAAAATCGTTTCGTCGTTTGTAAAATGCCACGTCAGGTTGGTAAATCTACGACGATTATCGCATATCTTTTACATCAGATTCTATTTCGTGATAACACAAGTGTTGCAATGCTTGCAAATAAAGGATCAACTGCTCGCGAACTATTGAGTCGTCTACAGCTTGCATATGAAAATCTGCCGATTTGGTTGCAACAAGGAATTGTTACCTGGAACAAGGGTAACATTGAACTAGAAAACGGATCAAAAGTTCTAGCTGCTGCAACATCATCAAGCGCAGTTCGTGGTGGATCATATAACATTCTGTTCCTTGACGAATATGCGTTCGTCCCAAACAATCAAGCCGATCAATTCTTTAATTCGGTGTATCCTACGATTTCTTCTGGTAAAACATCGCAAGTCCTTGTAGTTTCTACACCTAACGGATTGAATCATTTCTATCGCATGTGGTCAGACGCTACAAACAAGAGAAGCAATTATGTTCCGATTGAAGTTCATTGGTCCGAAGTTCCGGGGCGTGATGAAAGATGGAAAGAAGAGACAATAAGAAATACCTCGGTCGATCAGTTTAGAGTCGAGTTCGAAACCGAATTTGTTGGGTCTTCTCACACATTGATATCGGGTTCTAAACTCAAGACGCTGGTATTTAATAATCCAATACGTCAAGATGGTAGATTGGATATAATCGAAGAGCCACAAAAAGATCATACCTATGTCGTTACAGTTGACGTTTCTCGAGGTCAAGGACTCGACTATTCAGCATTTTCAATATTTGACGTAACAAGTATACCTTATAAACAGGTTGCAAAGTTTAGAGATAAAGAGATATCTCCTTTACTATTTCCAACTATAGTTTTCAATGCAGGAACTGCTTATAACAACGCATATGTTCTTGTAGAAATCAATGATATAGGCCAACAAATAGCTGATATTATACATCATGAATTGGAATATGACAATCTTGTCAAGATACAAATCAAGCCTCGACAA